CGCCACACGGCAAGGGAGGTACGAGCGATGAACCTGGACAACGTACAACACCTGCTGCCGGAATCGGCCCGGCTGTTTGTCAGCCTGATCGGCCTGCCCAAGGCGCTGCTGCTGATCCAGACCTGGGGTGGCACCACCTTTCCGGTCAGCAAAAACCAGACCCGCAGCGGCCACGTGCGCTACGAAGCCCTGGCCGAAGTGCTGGGCATGGAAGCCGCCGACGTCCTTACCCGCCATTTTGGCGGCGAGGTGCTGTCCATCCCGCTGTGCAAGGTCGCCATGCTGGAGCTGCGCAACCGCACCATCCGCAGCGAGTTCGACGCCATCACGCGCCAGCATACGGCCAACCATGCGGTGACCCAGCTGGCCCGGCAGTACCACATGACCGAGCGGAATGTGTGGAGGTTGTTGAAGCAGCCTGATACTGCAGAGGGCTCTTGCCAAGCTGCGCTGTTCTAGATTGGGGATGACTTACAGCAAGAAATCACCATAAAAAATGCCAATATATTAACTGGGTGCGTACAATCGTCTGCTGCTGATGATCAACATCTTGGAGCAAGCCATGCAAAGTACGATCAAGTATGCCCTCTATCTTGATGGCTGGAGTTATCTGCTGGGAAGTAAGGTGGAACTTCGGCAGCTTGCTGCAAAAGTACCAGCAACTGAGTATCTGACAACAATGAAAGGGCAGATTTTTTGTCCTGAGTGTAGCGCTCCCTTGTTCCGGTCCCCAGAGAACGAGGCTTTTGCCAAAGATGGCACTCCTGCATACTTTGCTCACTCCCGAAGTGTACAGACGGAATGTAGCTTGCGAGTCAAACGTGCAGAAGGAAAACGGTACCTTAATGAGGAAGAAGCGAAACAGGCTATAGAAAATAAGTCATTGGTTGTTGTCAGTTCTTTTCTCAGGGAGAAACCCAAGCTACCGAATCTGGATGGGCCATCTGTTTATTCAGAAGAGCCAAATGAGGATCTGGATGGCCCTATGACAGAGCGGGCCATTGGGCGTCATTCGGGTGATACGTTTTCATTGCCTAGCAAAATTACAACCATCCGTGGATTGTGTCGCTCTCTAGATCAAAATTTCTATAAGTATTATATTCTTCCCGGGGAGAATGTGGCCAAGCCACTAAAAGACCTAATTTTCAATGCCAGTGACGTTTCGGGTCCGTGCGATACGCCAAAAATCTACATTGGTAGAATTGTTAATTTCAAATATTACAAAGAAGATCCGCACTATATAAGGTCCACGTTTTTCAAATACAACAAGAAAAATAACTATGTTGATATATGCATAAAGGCATCCAACTTGGAGAGCCAAGAAAAGGGCATAACCAATGAATCAAAAGGGAGATTGGTTCTTTTTTATGGTTCCATCGTCGAAAGTGGTATAGGTTTGTCTGTTAATGGGATAGGTTGGGGGGAGTTCTCGCTAGTCCCGACTAAATATGAATACTTGTTTTCAGGGGTGTAATAGAAGTCATGAGTGATGATAAAAAGGTTGCTGAATTGCTTGCAAAGGCGGGTGAGCTTACCATTCTCGGCCCTGTTGGCTATCTTTTGGTAAATGGTTTCAAAAAATCTGCAGAGGAAATGAGCTCTGCCACTGGGAAGCAAATTGAGGAATTAAGAGCGGAAGCAGCAAAGCAAGAAATAATCATGGAGTTTCAGCTGCACCAAGCCAAAGTTGCACAAGAAATAGCGATTGCCAAGCGTATTACAAGCGCAGAAGAAGTAGAGATCGAAGAATACTACGATCTGTCTGGCACGGCGGAAATTGGTCTTGCTGGCAAGCCTGCTGAATCAGAAATCAGTTTTGGTGCAAAAGGCTCCGGCAGGAAAGTCACCAAACGTATTTACAGATTTAAGGGAAAAGCTGATTTTGAAGAAGATGCTATCCAGATTGAGCAGCCAAAAGAATAGTGGGCCGCATTACTGACCCCCTTCACAGCGCCCCCAGTGGGCGCTTTTTCTATGCTGGCGACACCGCTTTCCAGGAGTCGCCATGTCCCGCCCCATCAGCCTTATCGTCATCCACTGCTCGGCAAGCCGCGACGGCCGGCAGTTGGGTAGCCGAACCCGCAGCGCTGCTGCCGTCATCGACGGCTGGCATGCCCAGCGCGGTTTCCAGCGCCAGCGCGCTGCCCGTGCCGCCTTCAACCCTGATCTGGCCGCCATCGGCTACCACTTCGTGCTGGACACCGACGGCAGCAAGCACACCGGCCGTGCTGTGGCCGAGGTCGGTGCGCATGTGCAGGGCTTCAATAGCCAATCCATCGGTATCTGCCTGGTCGGCAGCAGCCGCTTTACCCGTGCGCAGTGGGATGCCCTGCACAGCCTGGTGAAAGCGCTGAAAGCGCAGTACCCGGCTGCTCGTGTGGTCGGCCACCGTGACCTGTCGCCGGACAAAGACGGTGACGGCACGGTGGAGCCGAGCGAGTGGCTGAAAACCTGCCCCGGTTTCAACGTGGCCGACTGGCTGCAAGCGGGCATGAAGCCGCTGCCGGCCAACCTGCAGGCGTAGCGCGATGACCCTGTCCGACCTGTTTACCAACCCGGCCACCGGTCGCCTCAGCCACAGCAAGCTGTGGGCAAACGTGGCCTGCGCGGTGGCCACCGTCATGTTCATCCAGCAAGGCTGGCGCGGCACGCTGGGGGCCGATATCTGGCTGGCCTACCTGGGCATGGTTGGGGGCTACTCGGCCGCCCGCAGCTGGATTGCCACCCAGCGCGACAGCAAGGAGGCCGGCAATGTTTAGCGACCTCGCTTTCAACGCCTGGCGCATCGGCAAGGTGCTGCTGCCGCTGGCGGTGGTGGCTTACCTGGGCTACGACCTCGGCCACACCCAGGCCACCCAAACCGGCGAACTGAAGCTGGCGCACCTGGCACAGCAGTACGCAGCTGAGCGTGCCCAGGACAGCCAACTGCATGCCCGCCAGCTGCAAGCCAGCCAGGCCCGCTACCTGGTGCTGCAACAGCAGGCCCACCAGATCGGCAGCGAGCTGCTGCATACCCGTGCCGCGCTGGCGCAAGCCCAGGCACAGCACCGTAAAAGGATTACCCATGTCACCCAGCAAGATGGCCCAGCTTTTACTGGCCTTGGCCCTGACAGCCTGCGCCTCTACCAGCGCTTCCTTGGCTACACCGACGCCGACCTTGCTGCCGCAGTGCCCGCAGCCGACGCCGGACATGCTGCAGCTACCGCAGAGGCCGCCCCCGCCGCAGCCGGGCTATTACCCCGCGACCTCTTAGCCCACGCCGCCGATTACGGCCAATGGTGCCTGCAGCTTGAAAGCCAGCTGCAGCTGTTCATCCGTCTGCATGAGCAGGCCGCCACACCATGAGCGACGTGTACGACCGGGCACAAGCACTGGAGCAGCGCCAGCGTGAACAGGCGCTGGCTGCCCAGGCGGCTGCCAGCCGTCCGCAGGGTAACAGCCTGGAACACTGCAAGGACTGCGGCCAAGCCATACCCGAAAAACGACGCCAGGCTGCGGTGGGCTGCACGCGCTGCATCCGGTGCCAAACCGCCTACGAAAAGGGGCAACAGTGAATATCACGCTGGAACTATGGCAAGCCATCACCTTGCTGCTCACCATCCTGGGCGGGTTCTGGACACTGGCCAAAATCCTGGCCAGCCAGGTCAGCCGCAGTATCACCGAGAAATTCCAGGCGGTAGCGGCATCGCAGGAAATCACGGCCACTACGCTGGAAGACCACCGCGCCAAGCTGGTGGAGCTGGAAAAAGACCTGCTGAAGCTGATGGGCACGCTGCCGCTGGAATACGTGCGCCGTGAAGACTTCATCCGTAATCAGACCACCATCGAAGCCAAGCTGGACGGCGTCGCCCATAGCCTGCAGCAGCTGGCCATGCAAAGGAAACCCTGATGATGCAAACCGCACTCGACCCGGCCAAGGCCCGTCGTGAATCCATGCGCTGGGCGCTGCTGCTCACGCTGAACAATGCCCGCCCGGTGGGCGCGCACGAGGCGCTGATCCTGTCCACCATCCAGAGCATCTACCCGGACGCCACCCAGATGGAGCAGCGCCGCGAGCTGGACTATCTGCAAGACCGCCAGCTGGTAACCATCAAGGTCGACCCGGCCGGCCCGTGGTACGCCGACCTCACGCGCCTTGGCGTGGACATCGTGGAATACACCGTGGACTGCCAGCCCGGCATTGCCCGGCCGGCCAAGTATTTTTAGAAAGAAAGCGCCTACGGATTTTCATGCGTATGGATCGTAGTCGCGCCTGGCCGTAGGTATTGAATAGGTCGCTGTAGATCCCAAGAAAGAACTGCCGCACTTGTTGCACTGAAATGCATGGCGACCATGTGTCGTGCCACAACCTTGGAGATAACTTTTATGCCCATCTTCAAAGCAATTGGGACAAAGGTCGTGAACTGGTTCGCTATTTTGGAACACAGGGCGAAGTCGCATCACCCAAGTATCAGGCGCAAGGGCGTGAAGCTGATACCTGTCTTTCTCCTTTTCCCAATCGCGGCATTTTGCAATCTCTGCCTCCAGATCTCGAACACGAGCCAGAACCGCCGCATAGTCCGTCTGGGCATTAAACAGCTGCTGTTGCACCTCGAAAATCACCCGATTCAGCTCAACAGCCTTGGCCGATACCGCCGCATCTGTCTTCAGCGTGAGCAGACCCTGCGTGATCTCGGACGCAGTCTTCAATGTGCCGAAGGCACCGGCAATCATGTCCATCATGTTCATTTACCCCAAATGAATGAATGGCCAAAGCATATCAAATACACGAGGAGCTGAGGCCACCATGCCGCCACGTTCAAAAATCACCAGCCTGCCGCCGGACGTTAAAGCCTGGCTGGATAGCGCCCTGGTAGAGGGCGATTTTTCCGGCTACGACCTGCTGGCCGAGGCCTTGCGTGCCAAGGGCTACGACATCAGTAAAAGCGCCATTCACCGTTACGGCCAGACCTTCGAGGACAAGCTGGCCGCGCTGAAGATGGCCAGCCAGCAGGCGCGTGCTGTGGTGGACGCCGCGCCGGATAACGAAGGCGCGGTCAACGAAGCGCTGATGCGCCTGGTACAGGAAAAAATCTTCCAGCTGCTGATGGTGTCCGAGGAAGGCCAGATCGACCTGCCCAAGGTGGCCAAGGCGGTAGCCGAATTGGGCAAGGCCACCGTGGTGCAGAAGAAATTCCGCCGCGAAGAGCAGGAGCGCATCGAGCGCGAAGCACGCGCCCAGCTGCTGGCCGAGCAGGAAGAAAAGCTGGAAGAGATGCGCGGCGCCGATGGCATGAGCGAGCAGATGGAAGCCCGCATCCGCCGCATTCTGCTGGGTAAAGAATGATGGCCAAGCAAGCTGCAAGACCCGCATCGACGCTCACCCCTGTCGGCACCCCACGCAAGATCGATTTGGCCGAAGAGCTGGCGCTGGCCGGCGTGGTGGTACCGCAGGACGTGGCCGACGCGATTCCGGCCGAACAGCCGGTGTTCCTGCCGTACCAGCAGCGCTGGTTTGCCGACGAAGCGCAGATCATGTTTGCCGAAAAGAGCCGCCGCACCGGTATTACCTGGGCGGAGGCTGGCCGCAACGTGGTAAAGGCCGCCCGGCCGCGCCGCCGCCAAGGCTGCAATACCTTCTACGTGGGCAGCAAAAAGGAAATGGCGCTGGAGTACATCGCCGCCTGCGCGCTGTTTGCCAAAGCGTTTAACGAACTGGCGCAGGCCGACGTGTACGAGCAGACGTTCTGGGACGAAGGCAGGCAGGAAGAAATCCTGACCTACATGATCCGCTTCCCCAAAAGCGGCTTCAAGATCCAGGCGCTATCCAGCCGGCCGTCCAACCTGCGCGGCCTGCAGGGTGATGTGGTGATCGACGAAGCAGCATTCCACGACAGCCTGGAAGAGCTGCTGAAAGCGGCGCTGGCGCTGACCATGTGGGGTAACAAGGTACGGCTGATCAGCACCCACAACGGCGTGGACAACCCGTTCTGCCAGTACATCACCGACGCCCGGGAAGGCCGCAAGGACTACAGCGTGCACCGCATCACGCTGGACGACGCCATTGCCGATGGCTTGTACAAGCGCATCTGCTACGTCACCGGCCAGACCTGGACGCCAGAGGGCGAAAAGAAATGGCGCGACGACCTGTACAAGAACGCGCCCAGCGTGGAGTGCGCCGAGGAAGAGTACGGCTGTGTGCCGCGCAAGAGCGGTGGTAGCTACTTCAGCCGGGCGCTGATCGACAGCCGCGCCAACCCGGCCACGCCGGTGCTACGTATCGCCCGTGACGACGCCTTTACCCTGCTGCCCGAAAGCGTGCGCGAGGCGGATATCCGTGACTGGTGCGACACCCACCTGAAGCCGCTGCTGGACAAGGTGCCCAAGAACGCCAAGTGCTACCTAGGCGAAGACTTCGCCCGCACGGGTGACCTCACCATCTTCAAGCCGCTGGTCCGCCACGGCCTGTACCGCCGGGTGCTATTCCAGGTAGAGATCCGCAACATGCCGTTCGACCAGCAGCGGCAGATGCTGTTTTACATCCTGGACCGGCTGCCTAACTTCCTGTCGGCCGCACTGGATGCACGCGGCAACGGTGCCTACCTGGCCGAGAAAGCCACCCAGCGTTACGGCGCTACCCGCATCCACAGCATCCAGGCTACGGAGGCCTTCTACATGGAGAACTTCCCCAAGCTGAAGGCCGCGCTGGAAGACGGCACGCTGTGCGACCTGCCGGCCGACGAAGACGTGCTCACAGACTACCGCCAGGTACAGGTGATCCGTGGCATCCCGCGTGTGCCGGAGGCGCGTACCAAAGAGACCGGCAGCCCACAGGGTGGCAAGCGCCACGGTGATAGCGCTATTGCCTTGCTGCTAGCCGACTACGCCAGCCGCAACGAGGCCGCTCCGATTGAATTTGAAGCCGTCACGCGGGGGCAATCCGTACACCGCGAAGACGACGAAGACAACGCCACCTTTGGCGAAGGTTGCTGGTAGAGGTGACAAACATGCCGCAAATCGTAGATCAATACGGCCGACCCATCCGCAGTGCCGACCTGTCCGAGCCACAAACCGCCGAGCTGTGGAGCCTGCAGCGCGACCAGGCAGCGCACCCGTCACGAGGGCTGACGCCGCAACGGCTGCACCGCGTGCTGGAAGACGCCGAGCGCGGCGACCTGGCCGCCCAGGCCGACCTGTTTGCCGACATGGAAGAAAAAGACGCCCACATCTACGCCGAGATGAGCAAGCGCAAGCGCGCCATCCTGACGCTGGACTGGTCGATAGAGCCGCCAGACAGCGCCAGCGCCGCCGAGAAGAAACAGGCCGCCCAGGTCATGGCCTGGCTGCAGGACATGCCCGACCTGGAAGACATCATGCTGGATGCCCTGGACGGTATCGGCCACGGCTTTTCGGCGCAGGAAATCGAATGGCAGCGCCAGGGCAATACCTGGTTGCCCAAGGCCATCAGCCACCGGCCGCCGCGCTGGTTCCAGACCGCCCGGCACGACGGCAACGACCTGCGCCTGCGCGACAACAGCCTGGACGGTGCCGTGCTGCGGCCATTCGGCTGGATCGTGCACAAGCACAAAGCCAAAAGCGGCTACCTGAACCGCGCCGGCCTGCACCGCGTGCTGGCCTGGCCCTACCTGTTCAAAAGCTACAGCGTGCGCGACCTGGCCGAGTTTCTGGAAATCTACGGCCTGCCGCTGCGGCTGGGCAAATACCCGGCCGGTGCCACCAAGGAAGAGAAAGCCACGCTGCTGCGGGCGGTGGCCAGCATCGGCCACAACGCTGCCGGCATCATCCCCGATGGCATGCTGATCGAGTTCGAAGAGGCCGCCAAGGGCAGCCACGACCCGTTCATGGCCATGGTGTCCTGGTGCGAGCGCAGCCAGTCCAAGGCCATCCTGGGCGGTACACTCACCAGCCAGGCCGACGGTGCCAGCAGCACCCACGCGCTGGGCAATGTGCATAACGAAGTGCGCCGCGACCTGATGGTATCGGACGCCAAGCAGCTTGCCGGCACCATTAGCCGCGACCTGATCTGGCCATTGCTGGCGCTGAACTACGCCAACGTCGACCCGCGCCGCCAGCCGCGCCTGGTATTTGATACCCGCCAGCCGGAAGACCTGAAGCTGTACGCCGATAGCCTGCCCAAGCTGGTGGGGCTGGGGCTACGCGTGAAGACCAGCTGGGTGCATGACAAACTGGCTATCCCGGAGGCCAGTGCCGACGATACGGTACTGTCTGCACCCCGGCCGGAGCTGGCACTACCGCTAGAGCTGCGCCAGGTGCCAAAACCGGCGCCAGCCGCTGCCGGTTTCCAGTACCGGGCGGTACTGAGCAACGACCAAGGCGAAGTGGTGTACCCGGATCAGGCCGCCATTGACGCCGCCAGCCTGCCCGATACTGCTGCCGATACGCTGGCCAGCATGCTGGCACCGGCCATCAGTGCCATTCGTGATGGCGCTACACCCGACGATGCGCTGGCCGCCCTGGCCGAAGCCTACCCGCAGATGGACGATACCGCGCTCACCGAGCTGATGGCCCGTGCCATGTTTGTAGCCGACGTGTGGGGGCGCATCCATGCCGAGCGCTGACCTGGGCTTTGCCATCGGTCTGCCGCCGGAAGAGGCCATCCGCTATTTCGAGAGCAAGGGCTTTGCCATCAGCTTCAAGTGGCAGGACGTCTGGGCCGAGGCACACGCCAAAGCCTTCACCGTGGCCAGCGTGGCCCGGCTGGATATCCTGCAGGACATTCGTGGTGCGCTGGACCAGGCATTGAAAAACGGCGAAACGCTACAGGATTTTCAACACCGCTTGCAGCCGGTGCTGGAGGCAAAAGGCTGGTGGGGTAAGGGGCGCATCGTCGACAAAAGTACCGGCGAAATCGAAGGCAAGCGGCTGAACCCGCGCCGGCTGGAAACCATCTACCGCACCAACCTGCAGTCGGCCTATATGGCTGGCCGCTACCAGGCACAGCTGGCCAATGCCGAGTTCCGGCCGTGGTGGGAATACGTGGCGGTACTGGATACCCGCACCCGTCCGCGCCACCGTGCCATGCACGGCCGCGTGTTCCGCTACGACGACCCGTTCTGGCGCGCCTTCTACCCGCCCAACGGCTGGAACTGCCGCTGCCGCGTGCGTACCCGCAGCCAGCGTGACATCGAGCACCAAGGCATTCAGACATCCAGTAGCGAAGGCCTGATGGAGACGGTGCAGCAGCCGATAGACCGCCAGGGCAATACTAGGCCGGCACCGCTGTTCCGCGACCCGGCCGGCCAGCCGTTCATGGCCGATGCCGGCTTTGGCTTCAATGCCGGGCAAGCGGCCTACCAGCCGGAGCTGGATCGTTACCCCGTGGATACCGCCCGCCAGTACGTGCGTGGCACGCTCACCGGGCCAGACTTTGCCCGCTGGTACCAGCAGCTGGATAGTGCAGTGGCCGAAAGGTTGGCCGCAGGCCAGAGCGTAAACGCTATTCGCCAGGCACTGGCCGTTGGCCAGCGTTACCCGGTGGCAGTGCTGTCTGATGAATACCAGGCACAGCTGGGTGCGCAGTCACAAACCGTCTGGCTGTCGGATGACACGCTGGCCAAGCAACTGGCCAACCGGCAAGGGCAAGAGGTAGGCCTAGCGGATTACTGGCGGGTACAGGGGGTACTGGAGAGACCACAGCTGGTAATTGCCGAGCGTGATTACCACCTGAAATTCGTTAAGCAGCAAGGACGGTGGTGGGCTGCGGTGGTCAAGGTGACGCGCGATGGACGGGAAAACTGGCTACAGACATTTCACCCGGTGAACGACAAGGAAGTCGAGCGGCTGCGTCGTAGTGGAAAAGTGATCTGGGAGGGTTAGCCTCGGGAGGGACTCCCTGTCCCCTCACGCGATCCGTTTTGCAACGTCCTACGGCCGGGAGATTCACCGTGTTTCCGAGGCTGTTTTAAGTATACGCCATGATAGACATCAAAATCGACCGCCAGGGCATTGCCGCCGCCATCGAACGCATCGCCAGGCAACAGCGTGCCCCGCTGATGGCCAACGTGGCCGCCATCATGGCCGATGCAGTAGAAGAAAATTTCGCCCAGGAAGGCCGGCCGAAGTGGCAGGGTCTGAAACCGCCAGGCCGGCCGGGTGGCAAGATCCTGCAGGCCAGCGGCCAACTGGCGGCCAGTATCGACTCGGACAGCGACGCCGACAGCGCCGTGGTGGGTAGCAACAAAAAGTACGCCGCCATCCACCAGTTCGGTGGCCGTACCCGCGCCCATGAAATCCGGCCGCGTAACAAGAAGGCGCTGGCCTTTGGCGGGCGGGTGGTGGCCAAAGTTAATCACCCCGGCAGTGTGATCCCGGCCAGGCCATTTCTGGCACTGACACCCGATGACGAAGCCGAGATCGAACAGAGCGCGCTGGACTATCTGCAGTCGCTGGTGGGTAGATAAGCCAAAGCCCCGTAAACGCGTTTTACGGGGCTTTGGCAGGGTGGGTGCCGTCGTTGGTGCTGCGGGGGTGCCTGCGATGAAATTAAACGGGGTTTAACAGGCTGTTGAAATACCCAACAACAGTGCGCACGCCACCCCTCGGCAACGCCATGATCGCCACCCTGTGAGCCTCCTGTCGTCGCGACTCCCATC